ATTTTACAGTTTCAAATCTAACTGTCATTCTATGTTCTAACAATCCTGTAGAATCTGCATAGTCATGACTGTCGTGGTCAAAAGTTTCAATAATAGGATTTACTAACCAGTATTCTGTATATTTCTTTTGGTATAAACTGTAAATCTTAATTGCGTTAAAGAATGGTTTTGAATTTCTATCAAGACCCCATTGCATAGCATTTTTTAACATAGGCTTATAAATGTCTTCATAAGAATATGTTCCTGCCGCTTCGTATTGAGGGTCATTATTATAATAGGCATAGTAGGCGTACCATAAATTTCTTATTACGTCACTACTATCGTCATGGAATGTAATAGTTACTGGATTGTAATTTATTCTATTGTGATGATATCTTTTTCTATTATATTGATTATGTTCGACCACATCAAAACTGTATTTTGGTAATTCAACATTTTTTACCAAAAAACTTGCTTCTAAATTTTCACTACCGCTGAAGGTAAAACCCAAGCCGGGATTGACTTGAAATACGACATGAAATAGAAATTTATGTTTAGGTGCGAGTCTGTAATTACCGTCGACAAATGTTCGCGATGCGTGTTTATAGTCACGAACATTGTCACCGGTTGCAAGAGCTTTAAGAAAAGAATTTATCACAGGATAATTACCTCTAGTTTAAAGTATTAGCCTGTAACTACCTCACCAATAGTTCTAGCCACTGTACTACCAACGCCAGCACCAAGTGGTGTTTGAACAGCATTGTCAAATCTAATTGACATTGTAATAGTTGCTGGTTCACTTGTTGCATAGTTTAAGTCGTTGTAGTTAACGTTTTGGATCATACAACCGTATAATTCCCAAGTTTCTAGCGTATTTGGTGAAGACGCTCCATTACCACCGTCTAAGATTTCACATCTTGTGATAAATTTGTAGTCAATACCTGATGCCGCACTTGATTGTTCCATCATATCAAATTGTTTCTGAACTTGTTCACCAACTAGTTTAGAAACTTGACCTGATGCGTCATCACGCATATTAACTGATACAGCCTCCCAAGTATGTTTACCTTGGATGTATACTTTACTGTTATAGATATCAATTGGCATTTCTTCAAAGTTAACTGAAGGTCTTTGAAAATCCATAACTTGTTTTGTTAGTTCACTTCTCGGAGTTGAAATACCGAAGTTTTCAAAACTCACGCGGAAGCGATATTTTAATTTTGGCATTAACAGACCTTGGCTTGACGCTGATTGGTCACTTGCCAAAGGCACTGTAAATTTGCTTAATGAACTTACTGACATATTTTTGCTCCTGCTTTATATTATTTAGTCGCTTTGTTTACCTTCATTTTTCTCCACAAAGGCCCTATTAAATAGAGCCTGTGTTTTGAATACGAACTGGAATATAGATATATTCAACTGCCTTAACAGGTTCAATTGCTATATCAATGTACAATTCGTTACGATCGATACGGTCGTTTGTGTTGTTTGTTTCATCACACACAACAACATAATCGTATAGACCACGTTTTGCAACCAAATCGTTCATTAATTGCTCAACAACTTGCTTCACTTCATCACGTGTTAGTTTATCGTTTGGTTCAAATACAAATGGTTTTGTAATAACCGCTAAACGTTCACGAATGTAAGCAGTAAGTCTTGATACGTTAATGCGATCCAACGCACTTGCCGTAGCCGTTCTAGACTTGTTACCGTAGTTTAGTATTCCGTTACCTGGGAAGAATGCAATCGGGTTAATACTGTTTTCGTATAAAGTATCTCTTAAAGATTCTCTAATACCAACACTTGTAAATTCACCTGTACTTGCATCTAGGTAACCTAATCCTGTTGCATTATCAACAACACCACGTCTTGTACCTGCTGGTGCAAACCAAGGGTAACTAGCATCATCAGAACGAATTAATGTTCTTAACATCATATGCGTTGCTGGTACCATAATAGTGTTACCATCTAAGTCTGTTGAAATACCACTTGGGTAAAAAATACCTAAGTATGTATCAGCAGTTACTAGACCTTTGTCGTTGTTGTCAGTTGCTAGATTTGAGTTTGTTGCCCAATTCTGAACATCTGTACTATTTGCCGCTAATCTCATTGGTGCATCACCAAGAACGAATGCAGTGTTACGTCTATCGTTGTTTAACGCAACCATGTTCTGAATTAGTTCTGGGTAACCAGGCGTAGCCATTACGTTGAAGTTTCTTTGTTCTTCACGCAATTCTGCACTTGTATCAATTGCAGATTTCATAGCCGCTACAACTACTTGACGTACTGCTTGTCTACCCATGAACGGTGAACCATCACTTTGTAAGCCTGCTTTAGTTACCCAAGCATCTTTTTCAGTTGGTAATACTTTACCTGCAAAGTCTGTGCTGTTAAAGTAATCTCTTCTGAACTCTTTTACGTTGTAACCACTACGTCTTGTATTGAATAGTAGCATACCACGTGGATAGTTTGCCGCATCTGGACAATCTAAGTCAATAGTATCATTTGTTAATAGTGATTTAATTGTTGTAATATCGCCACTAATAACATCTGTTGTTGTATCGCCCATGTATCTAGCATCTGCGAATAAAACACCATCTTCACTAGTTTGGTCTGTGTTATCGATTGTAACCCAAACATCATCGCCGTCTACTTGTTCCCAACGTTTGATGATTGGATAATTTTCTAAATCTGAAGTATCAATCCATAGGTCACCGTATACTAATGCAGTTTTGTCTGATTGCTCAGTTGGTGCACTAGCACTTACGATTGGACCATTTGGACTTGTGTTTGCTAGGTTAAAACCTCTTGCATCAGTAGTTACGTTTTGGTAACCTTTCCAGTCTGTACCATCATGGATCATAATGTCAACTTCATCAGTTACATTATGGTACCATAAACGACCGGTTGCTGGGTTTGAACTTGGTTCAATACTACCAGCAGTATAAGTTAACTGTTGGAAGTTACTTAATACCAAATTACCAGCAGTACTACCTTCACGAATGTAATCGTTTGCAGTTGTTAAACCTGCTGTTGCTAAAGGTGTATTGTTAGTATTTGCAAGAATCATTGTACCGCCTAACGAGTGTGTTAGTGTTAATGCACCTGATGTTGCAACACTGGCAGTTACATAATCAATATTAAGTGTGTTAATATCATTTACTAAACTAGCAACTGTTGTGCCTGTAGTAGTTACAGTTGTTGTAGTTGCCGTATTTGCACCTTTAATAGTTGATGTAATAGTAAATGCATCTCCAATATTAAACGTTGGAGCAGTTGCAGTACCAGTTACTACTGTTGCACCTTTTACTTTTCTTTCATAAATTTTATACATTACAAACCCACTGCTGTTTTGCATGGCTTGAACATATACTGTACCAGCATCAATATTTAAACCGCCGCCGATTGAATCTAAACCGTAAAGTGCGTATCTTTCACCCTGATACATACTTGCAGTTTTGGCAACGAATTTACCTAATGTAGCACTATATTCACTTACGTCAAATTTTGCACCGTTATTTGGAGAAGTTGTTTTAATCCAAACACTACCTGTTGGCGCCGCTGTAGCATCTGCACTTTTCCATTGTGGTACTGATGTGTGTGGTGCTCTTGCTACGGAAATTACATTGTAAGTTCCTGCAGAAATACCAATATCAGTTAATAATGTACCACTTGAGTTTGCAATTACAATTTGATCACTTGCAGTATTACTTGCACCGTAAATTTCAATTTTACCATTTACTAGTGCCGCTGTTACACCTGTAACACTTGCATTGTTAATATCAGTTACTGTTTGGTTAAGCGTTGTACCTGTTGTTGTTACAGTAGTACCATTAATAGTAATACTATCGCCGCTTGATACAGAACCTGTACCTGTTCCAATAATTGTTGGTACAGCCGCATACCAGTTTGAAGTACCTAATGCTTTCCAGCCTGTTGCAGTTCTAACACTTACTGTATTGTTTGTGCTAGTTGCATCAACGGCATAGTCACCTGCTTTACCTAATGTAGCAACAGGAACGTTACCGTTCATTAATGTGCTATCAGTAATAACAGTTGGTACTTTGTTTACAAATTTTTGTGTTGTTTTGTTCCATTCAAAAATACCAAATTTAGTTAGAGCAGTATTGAACCAGTGTGTACCAGCGGCTGGTTTAGCCGTAGGTCTTCCCGCTTGTCCTTCTAACTCTGCTAAATCTACATCAGCTCTTACAATGTATGCTCTGTTACTAGCACCTAGTAAACTATAAGCAGACATTAAACCATATTCATTAGTTTCATAACCATGTAATGGTGTACCTGATGTACTTTTGTAGAACAATGGTTCACCAAATGTAGAAACTAGTTCTCTTTGTGAACCTATTAAATAAGTTTTCTCAGCATTAGCCTTTAACGTACCAGCGGCTGTTCCGCCTGACGTAGGATTTGCTTTATCTTGTGCCGTAGCAATCACTAGCATAGGAACAGTACCAACTGCGGTACTGGCATATTGTGATTCATCAACTACGGTTACTTCTATTCCGGGTGAAATAAGCGCCATATTTTTATCCTCGCAAAATCTTTCTGTAATTAATTCATATTACAAGTTTGTTATTGTATTTATATAAAAACCCTAAAAAGGACCTTTTTGTCACCACATTTGGTATCACCTTTAAAGAGCGCCTTATAAATACATATATGAAAGCAAGGCCCATTTGTACTAAATGTAAGAAGAAACCTGCGGCTATTAATTATAAAAAAGGCGAAAAGGTGTACTACCGTCGTATGTGCGATAGTTGTAACCGTAACCATGTCAGAAAGCCCAAACTAACTGTGTGGGCAAAAGCAGGATATAAAAAGAAAAATACTTGCGAACACTGTGGTTTTAAAGCCAGGTATTATGACCAATTAGAAGTTTACTTTATAGATGGAAATTTAATAAACATTAAACATAGTAATTTAAAAACTGTATGTTTGAACTGTTTAACAGAGTTAGGACACTCTGGCTGGAATACTAAACAAGGAGATTTAGTACCTGATGTTTAAGACTTTCTAGTGTTGAATCATTACCAATAATAGCATCAAATTCGCTATCATCACATACCCAACGCCATTCACTTTCATGTACTTCTGGAAAGATTACTTTCATGCTATGATTTTCACTAACATGATCCCAATTTTCATTAATATTTAAAGCAGTTGCCCACCACAAAGGTTTTTCACCTCTGCGTACTTGCCACAACTTTCCTTTAAGTTGTTTGATTGCTTTTATCTCATTTGGGAAACGTACATCTGGAATAACATAGTTTTTATCTGGATTTGCTAGTATTTCCTGTTTAACTAAACTTACCCATATACCGTCATAGAAGCCTTTACGCATACAATCTGTTCCAAACAGTTGTAATACTAGCCTTGGAGTTATAGTTTTACCTGTTTCTTTAGACCAAAATTCATCAGGCTGTTCTCTCCACTGTCTGCTTTCTTTTGTGATTCCTTCTAGTAATTCTCTGTCCCAATTGAATAAATGAGCAACAGAATCCTTTAGTTTATCAGCAAAACTGATCTTTGTAAAACCATGTTGTGTAACTAATAAGTCCGCAACTGTACCTTTGCCCGAACCTATTAATCCGCATATTCCAATAATCATGTTATTATGTTACTTTATTTAAAGTGAAAAGTCAAGTACTAATTAACCAATTACCCAAGTCATAGGCATTTGGCTATCTACTAGATTGTACAAGTCTTGCTCTAGTTTCTCTAATTCTGAAACTGCTTCTTGCTTTAAGGAATCACCATTTAACGATGTACCACCTT